TGTGGGTCTGTGCTAGCACAGGGCCGGCGCATCCCAGTGTAAAAAGTAATAACGCTGTTGCCAATAGCGAATATACCTTCTTCATTAGATCACATCATATCCTAGTTCTTTCATGTACGCCACAATCTCTTCTTCAAAAGCTTTATGCACTTTCCCGTGGTCCCACTCTTGAAGGTGGGCCAATTCGTGGGCTAATGTGCGCAAGATAGTGGAAGTAGCTAACGCTACTCTTGGCTTGTTTAGTTGATGAACCCTGATAGACAGGATTTTATCACTACAATTTAGTTCGTCTATATGCTCTGCGTTTATGCACTTATCACACGGCCGGCATTCTCCGTAATGCTTGGCAAGTTTGCGAGTTTCCGGAACGATCTTACTATATGTCAACTCGTAGTACTTAGCAACCTTCTGTGAGACTTCGTGAATATCTTTCCAAAGCACAACTGTATTCTTACCAGCCATCTAGTCTTATTCCCCTCTAACTATAGTGTCTTTGTATTCGATGTCAATCCTTTCTACCACACGATCTGTCATTAGCACCCCATCTAGGTGATCAACCTCATGTTGAAGCACGCTTGAGAGTAAGCTATTGTCGTCGTGTATCTCGTACTCTTGATTATCCAGTCCCAAGAACTTTAATCTAATATTCCTGAACCGGGGGACCTTTAATCCCATATCCGGCAAGCTTAAACATCCTTCAGGAGCGTCAAATAGTTCTTCCCCACACTCTATAAATTCGGGATTGAACATAACAATCGGCATACGTTTGCCATGCATCCAAGCAGGGTCTAACGCGCAAAGGCGGATCTTCAGACCAACCTGATTTGCTGCAAGCCCAATGGCGTTACTCTTGTACATCATTTCTAGCAAGTCTAGAGCTATCACTTGAAGCTTAGGTGTAACTCGCTCCACAGGTTCGCAAACGTGTCTGAGCCTTTGCTCGAACTCCTCCTTCTTAAAATCCTTGTTCGTTATTAATCTCATTTAGCTTTTCCGCTTTCATAATGTCTCTGTTGAAGAAGAAGTTAATCTCTCGCTTAGCATCGTGGTCTGTAGCAGACCCATGTACCGCATTGTTGGTTAAATTCTTGTGGTCTCCGAAGTCGTGGCGAAGAGTCCCAGGTTCTGCTTCAGCAGGGTTTGTGGCTCCAATAAAAGCCCGCCATTCGGCAACTGCATTAGCTTTGGTCAATACAAGAGTCCAGATTGGGCCTGTGCTCATAGTCTGTACAAGATTGTCGTAAAACTCTTTCCCTTCGTGCTCTACATAGAATTGGCGCGCACCCTCTTTCGTGAGTTGGGTTAGCTTACCCAAGATAATTCCAAACCCGCCCTCTTCAAGCTGGGCCATAATCTTTCCAGACTGTCTTTCAAGGTGTGCATGCGGCTTAATCAAAGCCAAAGTCAAATGCCCTGCCATTAGTTCGTCCTCACTTTAATGTAAAGTTTCCATCCCCGCGCCCCACTGACGCCCATGGATTCTGCCCTAGTACCGGGGTAGTGTATCTCTACCATTGCCTTTATGTTCCGGTGATGTGATGTCTCATCTACTTTGTTGAGTTCTGCGATGATCTCTCCTGTGGTTACCGTTCCGCACCAATGGTTGCCCTTTTTCTCGCCGTTTCGAATCAGCAGGGTGTCAATCGTCTCCCGAAAAGCACTGTGGTGCATTACCATATTTTCGTAGCTAACAGTTGGATCCTATCCAGGAATCTCATTGTCTCTTGGAGTTGTTCAGTCTGCAGGGCCTCTAACTCTTCCACTTCCAGCAGGACCTCTATGTCCCCAGTAGTTAAATCGGCGTACAAGACCTCCAATATAATCTGTCTTCCAATGATCTCTTTCAGCGTTGTCTGGTACCCGTTAAGAAACAATTTGATTTCGCCCAGAACTCCACTAACCTCTTCGTCTAGCTCTGTAGTCCCTAGGGACTCAAGGAAGGAGTCACACTTATTGACTCTCCAAAGTAACCGCGAGAGTTTGGGCGCATCGGCGCTCCGTACAAAATGTAGAGTATCAGAGTCTATGGCAAAAACACAGCCTCGCAGATGTGACAGTTGAACCTGCCTCTCTGCAACGGCAACCTGCTCTGACCATATCCTTTCTCCAACCTCCAGCCCTCCGCGAAAAGCACCTACAATCAGCAGCGCAGACAAAAGGACGAGAAAGTATTTCAGCACTAGAAATTACCTATATCCAAACCACTCTTCTTTGCAGGCGGCTCTTCCAAAAGTTTGTTCAGGTCGTCGACCATCTGCTTTACCTGACCAATAGAAGGTTGTATTACCACAATAACCTTCTCTACATAGGGAAATCTTGTTTGTATAGCCGTACCGGCAGCAGACTCCCGGTCGGGGGATTCCCGATCGAACCTGATGAAGACCTCATTGTCGCTAGAAATACCTACGAACGAGCAGCCGTCAATATATTCGTTAATGAACTCAACAATTTCCTTAAAACTTTCTGTCACGGTTTTCTAACTCCTTGAGTCGTGCACTAAAAACAAACATCTGAAGTTCTACCCATCTAAGCCCGACATAGTCTCCGTCTTTATAACACCTCACGGCTTCTAGCAACATCATTTTGACTGTATAATTCACCATTGGTGGTGATTTATGGACTACCATTTTTCTTGTAGTGCTCCTCTACCGTGTGAATCATATCTACGAGCCAAGTTGCTTCTACAAGTCCTGCGCCCTCATCGGCCAATGGGATCGTGTGCTCATCCAGTACTGTTCTCATGTAGTCTATTAGTGGGGTTTCCATAAGCTATTCTCCTCGCATCTTCTATTGCTTGGAAAAAGCCCTGCTTAATCTCAGGCTTCTGATTTCTCAAAACATAAGCAGGATGATATGCAATAACAACTACTGTTCCATTCACAGACGCTTCAATATTACCGTTTTCTTTGGTTATCTTAACTGGTCTGCCCAACCAATACTCTGAGGCGACCTTTCCCAAAGTGATAAACACTTGAGGCTTAACAGCCCCGGTTTGGCTTAGCAGATGGGGTAAGCAAGCATCCATCTCCCGCGCCGTTGGGTTTCTATTTCCGGGAGGCCTACACTTCACCATATTAGTAATGTAAACATCTTCTTCTGTTAGGCCTGCGGCAACTAATGCCTCATTTAGAAGTACTCCGGACCTACCTACAAAGGGGAGGCCTTGAAGATCTTCTTGTTCCCCGGGGGCTTCTCCTAGAATCATCAATTTGGCATCCCGGGAACCCCGGGACCAGACAATATTAGTACGACTCTCTGCTAACGGGCAGAGGGTGCAATCAGAGATACTGTCCATGGGACAACTCCGATTTGTCTGATCCGTTCCCGCTTGCGGTGGGAAAACCAGGAGGAAGCTCTCCCATTCCTGGCGCACCCCCACCAGCACCGAACATCATCTGCATGGGGTCAATCTCTCCGCTAGCAACCTTCTCCTCAAATTCCTTGCGTAGCTTCTCATTCTTCTTGTGGGCGTAAAACCCAACACAGATTTGGAGCCCTTCCGAAATTGTGAAAGCGCTAACGAGAGCTGCGAATACTGGCCAAAAAATTGTCCAGAACATGTTACTCCTCCATTTCTAAAGTCTTGTTGTACTCATCGTGGTCCACCCACCCACCCGGAGTCAGAAATCCCCAATTCCTACGAGAGCGGAACCTTATGAAGAGTGACCAGGCGGGACCTTTGTTCAGCTCTACCCAATGAAACTCTTCAGCTGTACGGAACTTAGGACTCAGCGGCCCGCGCCAAAGTGCTGTTCCGTCAGGCAAATGCTCCGTATATCCCTTAGTAAGCAGGAGAGAGAAGAAGTTGCCTGGGTGGTCATGTGGTACATTATGGTCTGACATCCAGAACTTATGGACGTAGATAGCAAGTAGCTTAGTATGAATGAGGACGTACCTCGTGAGATATAGTTCCCCAGGCTTCCGGTAAATATCTCTTTTAGTTAGCCATTTTCTTTTATAGGAACTCACGGTAATCTTTCTCCCTATGTATCAATTATAACCCAGAAAGCGAGGAAAGTCAATGCGAGGCTCGTAAGTACTCGTTTTTGCGAAAAAATTCGCGAGACCTTTTAATGCCACTTCCCCTTATATTGCCACTGTTTGGCTTTAACCAGGGATTGGTACTGGGTCTGTCTCCACACCCAGGCTGTCGTCCTCCTCCCCACTAACGTGCGCGTGTCCGTTGCTGCGCTCATTAACGAGGGTAGAGATCGTAGGAAGTACCACATCCTCGGGATCGCTGGGATCCTGTACAGAAATACGAGCGTGCGCACCGTTCGTGCGGCCCAGGACATTCTCACTACTAAACTTCGTCTTACTCCAGCGGTCTTCTTTGTTGAGTTGGTCAAACCGCTCTACTGGTTCATGCACAGGTCCAAGGATAGGTCCTTCCGGATTACGCTCTCGCTTCACTCGATCCGCTCCAATGCGCTTAGAGGGGTCCTTCATAGCACTCTGAAAGCTCTCTACCCTCTCTTCCATCTCTCGTTCCACGGACTCCCGCTTCGCCTCAGCCTCACCCTTATTTTTGGTGGGGTCGCGAAAAGTACCAGTTGGACGTATTTGTCTCTGTTCGATCTTTCTCACTTTGTCGTAAGGATATACTACCATATCATGTCTCCTTTGAAATTTTGCCCCCGGTAGTAACCATAACCATCGTCCCTATAAAGGAAACGTCATTAATCTGGTTATCTCCCAGAGCTTCTGTAATAGCCGGGCTTGTAAGACTAGTTCCCATCGCCGGTTCCTGCTCGGGAATGCGTATGGTATCTATCAACGTGCCGTCAATAAATATTTTGAGTTCCGTTCCAGGACCGAAGTCCAAGTCGTCAAAAGATAATGAATGCATAGGGCACCTCCGTTATAGTTCTGTAGTGACAATAATGAATTTAGGGTACGTCTTAGGAACGGGCACGATAGTCGCGATTTCCCGACCTTCTAGAAGATCTATGACCGCGGGGGTCATAGCAACTTCCCTAATATCATCATAGTCCTTGGGGGTTTCAATAGTATCTATTCGAAACCCATC